GTCTTTTTCCGTACAGCTCCGAAACGCTCGACCAGAGCCTCTGTGTTGCGCTCTGCTGCAAATCCGTTTCGAGGCTGCACCTGGATACTAGCCATCCGATGCACTATGCGTGCGAATGCTGGATTGGTGCTGGTCAGAGCGCAGTATCCGTTACACCAGGTGGGTGCGCCGGCGCTATGCTGTCGCTCATGCGTCGAACCTGCAGCCTTTGCTCGAGCTCTCTCCACCCATGCGCGCGCATCGACGCGCGCTACTGCTCGACCAGGTGCAGAGTCGCAGCACATCGAGCTGCTCGAGCAGCCTCGAGCTCGAGCAGCCTCGAGGCTCGTCTGCCAGTCCAGCTGCTCGAGCGTGATCGATGGATTCGTTACTCATCGACCAAGGTGCCATTGATGGTCAATGGTCAGCCTGCGAGCTCGACTGATGAGCGCACCTGGACGACCTTTGCTGATGCGTCATCCTCGAGCACTGGTGCCGGCGCAGGGTTTGTGCTCAATGGTGATGGGATTGTGTGCATCGATCTCGATCATTGTCTGATCGATGGTGAGCCTGTGGATTGGGTGCGACCTGTGCTCGAGCTGGTACCGGCTACCTACGTTGAGGTTTCTCCTGGTGGTGATGGTCTCCACATTTGGGGATTGGGGAGGCTTGCGACTGGACGTAGGTTGAAGGTCGATGGTGGCCAGGTCGAGATTTATGGCAATGGTCGTTATCTGACTGTGACTGGTAAGGCTTTCAGTAGAGTCATTGACCTTGCTGATCTGCAGCCTTTGATCGATGCATTGTTGGGATTGTCGAATGGTTGAGAAGAAACCTGCACCTAGGAAGGCTCCTGCGAAACGCGGAGCGAAGGCTCCTGTGCATGGTCGGAACAGGTCTGCTGTTGAAGAAACTGTTGGTGCGCTCGAGCAGCTTGGCAGGCTCGAGCAGATTGATTCTGCGAGGGTAGCTGCAGCTCGAGCTCTCGCGGATGCTGTCGATGCCGATCCTGGCAACGCATCTTTGTGGAGAGAGTATCGAGCTGCGTTGGAGTCTCTGAGACAGATTGGCAGTGATGGCACTGATGACTTCGGAAAGCTTCTTGAGTCTTTGTCGAGCGAGATTCGCGACGAAAAGAAACCCTGAGCGCGAGACCCTTGGCCATGAGATTGCTGCTATTGCGAAGCAGCTTGGTCAGCCTTTGATGCCATGGCAACGTCTGGTTGCTGATGTTGGTTTGGAGCTCGATCCTGCGACTGGTCTTCCTGTCTACCGTGAGATTGTGGTGACGGTGCCTAGGCAGTCTGGCAAGACCACGTTGGTTTTGGGATGGGAGCTGCAGCGTGCTCTCAGGTGGGCGACTCCACAGAAGATTGCGTTCACTGCTCAGACCGGTTGGGATGCGCGGCGCAAGCTGTGTGATGACCAGGCTCCAATGCTGTTGGCTAGCCCATTGCGACCTGCCATCGACAGAGTGTTTCGTGGTGCCGGCACTGAAGCAATTGTCTTCAAGAATGGGAGCAGGATTGATGTGCTTGCTTCGACTGAGGCTGCTGGTCACGGTAGGACTATCGATCTTGGTGTGATCGATGAGGCTTTTGCTGACACAGATGATCGGCGCGAGCAGGCTTTGTTGCCGGCTATGGCCACGCGTGCTGCTGCTCAGATTCTGACTGTGAGCACAGCTGGCACAGAAGCTTCTGTGTATTTGCGTCGCAAGGTTGATGCTGGTCGTGCTGCTGTGTTGAATGGTGAGGATTCTGGTATTGCCTATTTCGAATGGTCTGCTGACGATGATGCAGATATCGATGATGCAAAGGTGTGGCATTCGACAATGCCGGCGCTAGGTCACATCATCACTGAGCAGACTGTGCTTCATGCTCGTCAGACGATGAGTGAGGATGATTTCCGGCGCGCATGGTTGAACCAATGGACGACCAGTGAGCAGCGTGTGTTTCCTGTTGCAGTTTGGGAGAAGGTGTGCTCGAGCGCAACGCATCCAGATGGTGATCTGGTTTTTGCGTTGGATGTGAATCCTGAGCGTTCAGCTGCTGCCATTGCTGTTGGTGATCAGTCTGGCAATGTGGAGCTGGTTGAGCATCGACCTGGTGTGACTTGGGTGGTGGATCGAATGGTCGAGCTTGCTACCAAATGGAATGCGTCTGTGGTGCTCGATGGGTATGGGCCGGCTGGCAGTCTTTTTGATGCGCTCGAGGGTGCACGCGTGCGAGTCGAGAAATTGTCTTCTCGACAGGTTGCTTATGCTTGTGGGTCTTTCTTTGATGCTGTTTCGGATGGGAGAATCAGTATCCGAATTCATCCAGCTTTGGAGGATGCTGTAGCGGCTGCGCGTCGTAGAGTGTCTGGTGATTCTTGGTCTTGGGCTCGTAGTGATACGAGCACAGATATTTCTCCATTGGTTGCTATCACTCTTGCTTTCGATAGGGCTACATCTGTGAAAGCAAGTAAGCAGAGTGAGATTTGGGTTTCATGGGATTGAGCAGAAGTCAGGTTGCTGTTGTGCTCGAGCTCGCAGGTGGTTTTGGTATCACCTTTGGTTTCATGTTGTTGGCATTCTGGTTGGGCATTGTTGTTGCCGGCGTGCTGTTGATCTTGTTTGGTGTTGCGCTCGAGCGCAGTATCGATGATGAGTCAAGGAATGTGTGATGCTTGCGCGTCTGATTAGTGGGTCCAACAGTGAGGCGCGTGCTGCAGGTCTTGGTTGGCCGGAATATCAGAGACTGTTTGAGCAGTTTTCGTTCAATGGGATTCAGTATGTGGTTCCTGGTGGGAACCTTTCTGAGCTCACTGCTATGCAAGGTGCGCGCAATGCAATTGTTGCTGCGTGCATTTCTGTGCGAATGCTGGTGTTCAGTGAAGTCAGGTTCATCTATCAGCGTTGGTCTGGTGGGCATCCTGGTGATCTGTTTGGTACCAGTGATCTGACGTTGCTGGAACAGCCTTGGGCCGGCGCTACGACTGGTGATCTTCTGGCGCGCATGGAGCTTGATGCTTCGCTCTATGGCAACAGCTATTGGATCAAGGATGGTGGCAAGCTCATTCGACTCGATCCGAACAGGATTGTGATCACGACTGGTGCTGTGAGCGACGCGTTTACTGGTAACCAGATTGGTCAGGATCTGGTTGGTTACAGCCTTGTGGATGAGCAGGGTAGCGAGCTCGCATTCTTTGAGCCTTCACAGATCGCGCATTACAAGCCAATTCCTGATCCGTCGCATCCGTTCCGCGGTCAGTCATGGTTGGCAGCTGTGATGCCAGATGTGACTGTCGATACTGAGCTCACCAAATTCAAAAATGCGTATCTGATGAATGGTGCGACTCCCAATGTGGTGGTCAGTTTCGATCCTTCGATGACGCGTGAGGCTTTCGACAAGTTTCGAGAGACCATGGATGCGCGTCATCGTGGTGTAGGCAACGCGTTCAAAACGCTCTACCTTGGTGGTGGAGCAGATGTGAAGGTCGTCGGCAGCAATTTCGAGCAGCTAGCTATGAAGGCTGTGCAGGGTGCTGGTGAGACCAGGATTGCTGCTGCTGCTGGTGTGCCAGCATCGATCGTCGGCATCAGTGAAGGTCTTGCAGGCTCGAGCCTGAATGCTGGTAACTATGTTGCTGCTCGACGCAGGTTTGCTGATGGCACCATGCGTCCATTGTGGAGAGCTGCTGCCGGCGCATTGCAGACTCTTGTGCCACCTGTCGATACTGGTGTCCGACTCTGGTTCGATGCGTCTGATGTCTCTTTCCTGCAGGAAGATTTGATGGATGATGCAGAGATCCAGTCGCGACGCGCTCTCACCATTGAGTCTTTGATTCGTGCAGGGTTTGTACCGGATAGCGCGGTGCGTGCTGTCATCACTGGTGATTACAGCCTGTTGACTCACACTGGTCTTTACAGTGTTCAGCTGCAGCCTCCTGCGACTGGTGCTCAGTAATGCCTTACCACCTGTCTGACGAGCAGTCTGATTGTGATGGTTGGGCGGTCGTAAAGACTGAGACTGGTGAGACTGTTCCTGGTGGGTGCCATGCTTCAAAGGCTGAAGCACAGGATCATTTGACTGCGTTGAATTTGTCGGAGACTTATCAGCGTGCTGTTGATTTGAGTGTGCCGGAGTATGTGCAGTCTGCAGCTGCCAAAGGTCTCGAGCTGCGTGCTGAAGGGTTTGGTGGTGATGGTCTGGTCGAGCGCACCATTCGAGAGGCTCGAGCAATGGCCAATGGGGAGATCACTGCTGACAAGGTTGTGCGAGCAAACGCGTGGGGAGCTCGTCATGCTGTTGACCTTGAGGCTCCATCGAACAGTGATCCTGATGACGATGGGTGGCCAGGTGCCGGCGCAGTAGCGCATTACTTGTGGGGAATCAATCCTCTGGACCCTGAACCTGCTCGAGCATGGTTTGAACGTAAAGCTGAAGCTGTGCAAATGGATGAGTCGAAGATGGCAGATAGCACAGAAGTTTTCTCTGAGACTGTCGATGTTGAGGCTTCTGCTTTAGGTATTGTTGATGCTGTGAATACGCTCGAAATTGTCGAAGCAGATTCTGAAATCATCACTGCTGTTCAGCGTGACAATCTTGTGCGTCACGTTGAATTTCGTGCACAGCCTTCTGATGATGGTTTGACTCTCGATGGGTACGCTGCTGTGTTCAACCAGGACACTCAGATTGAGACTGCTGATGGTGTCTTCACTGAGCGCATTGCTCCTGGCGCGTTTCGCAAAACCTTGCAGGAACGAATGCCGGTGCTGCAATTCGATCATGGGACGCATCCTCTGCTTGGGTCCATGCCATTGGGTGTGATCACCAGCCTGAAGGAAGATGATCATGGTCTGCGCGTCAAGGCTCGTCTGTCTGATAACTGGTTGATCCAGCCGGTGCGTGATGCCATTCGAGATGGTGCCATTGATGGCATGAGCTTCAGATTCCGCGTCATCAATGACAAATGGTCGCGCGCTGCTGATATTGGACTGGCACGCACGATCACTGAGATTGCGCTCTATGAGGTTGGGCCGGTGGTCTTTCCTGCATACGAGCAGACTTCTGTTGGTGTTCGCAGTCGAGAAATTGTCACTGCGCTCACTGACCCTGAGCTGCGCGCAGAGCTCGCGCGTGCGCTCGCATCTGGCACCAGCTCTCTCGAGCTGGCCGCGTCTGAAATGAGCGACGAGTCGAACGATGTTCACTCGGCGCGTTCAAAGAATCAACGTCGTGCTCTCGCACGACTGACCTTGGGAGAATTTTCACATGAAGCTTGATGAGCTTTGTTCGAAGGTCTCTGAGCTTCGCGACCAGATCGCGGATCTTTCGGAGATTGAGAACATCACTGATGAGGATGACGCGATCCTTAGCGAGAAGCTGAACGCGTTTGAGACCCTTTCCGCGGAGCTGGTGGAGCAGGAGCAGCGTGCTGCTCGCATTGCTGCTGCCAAGGCTTCTGTGGTGGAGCGTGCGTCTGGCATCGACCAGGTGCAGGTGATGCGTCAGGTGGAGCCCAAGCAGCTCGATCTGCGTACTGCGACGCGTGGTGAACTCAAGGATGCTGCGCTCAAGATGCTCGAGACTGATGGTCGGAGCCTCGCGACGCACCAGGCTGACCACGTTGACAAGCTGCTTCGCACTCAGTCGCACAATGTCGATGGGTCGAAGATTGCTCGTCGCATGGTTATCACTGAGTCGGATGCTTACCGCTCTGCGTTCATGAAGGCTGTGTCTTCGACTGTGCCGGCGTGGACTGCTGAGGAAGCTGCTGCTGTCAATGAGTACCGCGCGATGAGCGAGGGTACTGACACTGCAGGAGGGTTCGGCATTCCGGTACTGGTGGACCCGACGATCCTGCTTACAAGCGGTGCGGCTGCTGCTCCGGTGCTCAACATTGCGCGGACTGTCACCATCACCACTGATGAGTGGAAGGGTGTGTCTTCGGCTGGTGTTTCCTGGTCGTATGACGCGGAAGCTGCTCAGGTTTCGGACGATGCTCCGACGCTCGCGCAGCCTTCGATCCCTGTCTACAAGGCTGCTGGTTTTGTTCCGTTCTCGCTCGAGATCGGACAGGATTATCCGTCGTTTGCGGAGGAGATGCGTGCGCTGCTTGACCAGGGTTACATCGACCTGGTTGCTGCTCAGACGATCACTGGTTCTGGTAGCTCGCAGCCTTTCGGTATCTTCACTGCTATCGACCAGACGGCTGCTTCTGAGGTGAAGCTGACGACTGCTGGCACCTTTGCGGCTGTCGATCTGCTGAAGCTCTGGAAGTCTGTTCCTGAGCGTTACCGTGGTAACGCGTCGTGGATCATGTCTGCCGGCGTCGAGAACCAGATTCGTAGCCTCGCGGCGACGAGTGATGGTGCTTACTACACTGTCAACCTTGCCGAAGGTGGCATTGGCAACCTGTTCGGTCGTCCTGTCTACACTACGGATTACGCGCCCGACTGGACCGGTACGACTGGTGTGGCCAATATTCTGGTGTGTGGTGACTTCAGCAATTTCGTCATCGCGCAGCGTGCTGGTATGACGCTCGAGCTGGTTCCGCACCTGTTCGGCGCGAATTCGCGACCGACTGGTCAGCGTGGTTTCTACGCTGTTGCTCGTCACGGTTTCGACTCTGTGAACGACAACGGTTTTCGGCTCCTGCAGAACACCTGATCTGCAAGCTAAAAACTGGTGAGCATCCAGTCCAGGTGGGGAAGCCTGGACTGGATTGCTCATCTACATCAGCAGCCCATCTGATTTCTGCTCCGGTATCGGGAAGGCTGCTCTCGATACCGGAGCACAATCATGTGGAGGCTCAAGCAGCGTGCGTGTGGTATTTGCAAAGGAAGATGTGTGGGCAACCAACCCTGCGACTGGTCTGCCGGTACAGCTCACACAGAATGAACCTTGGGATTCCGACGATCCTTTCGTGAAGGCTCGACGAGACCTGTTCGCTACGCAGCCTGTGAAGATTCGTCGGACGGTAGAGCAAGCACCAGTCGAGCGTGCGACTCGAGCTCCTGGTGAGCGACGCGTGGTGAAGCATGAAGACTCGTAAGCCTCGCTCCAACAATCAGCTTCCGTCGCTAAACCCTGCACATAAGGTCACGATCTGTTATGTGCATGGCAATCAGGTCACTCATTCTTGGCATCAGTCCATGATGAATCTGATCTCCTATGACGTTGGCAATAAGCAACAGGTCATTGGGACTGGTTGGTTGGCCACGCGTTATGGGACTGGTGGCATCATTCAGGCTCGCAATGATGCTGTCATGAGCTTCATGCAGAGCAGGTCTGCTGACTGGTTGTGGTGGATCGATACTGATATGGGATTCCTTCCCAATACAGTCGAGCGACTCATGGAAGCAGCAGACCCTGTGGAACGTCCAATTGTTGGTGGTCTCTGTTTCTCAATGCGAGAAGAAGCACCAGATGGTGCTGGTGGATTCCTGGTCGAACCTTCTCCGACCATCTTTGATTGGGTCCAGCTGCCAGATGGGAGACAGGGTTTCCATGCGCGTCTGGACTACGAGCGTGATGCTGTGACGCGTGTTGCCGGTACCGGTAGTGCGTGCATCCTCATCCATCGATCTGTGTTCGAGAAGATCGCAGAAGCAAATGGGAATTGTTGGTATTCTCCTGTGTTCAATACCAGTGTGAATGCGACCATCTCAGAAGACCTGAGCTTTTGCACGCGTGCTGGTGCGCTCGACATTCCGATCCACATTCATACTGGTGTACGCACTACCCACATGAAGCCTCTCTGGTTGGACGAGCGAGTGTTTGACAGGCTTGAGCGACTCCCAAGAGCTGATGCCTAACTTGGGTCCAGACGCACAGCGTTATCTGATGCTGGCATCTGGTGCTCCTGTCACTAGACCTTTCCATTTGCGTTGGTTGTTGCCACGCGTCTGTGGGCGCAGCCTGCGCCGATGGTGGATTGTCTACTGCAGCTCATGGGTAGTGCTCGCAGTCTCGATGGCATGGTTCGCAAAGCAGCATGGTCTGTCAGGTTGGACCCTGCTTGCTGCTGTCCTATTGCTGTTGGGTCTTCCTGGCATCTTGGGTCCACAGGTCTCTATTCCTGTCCAGGTGGATCTGCCAGCTACCGCGCTGACTCTGTTGAGTGTGTGCTGCATCTCGAGCGAGATGCCGTCGCTACAGGTCGCAGGGTACGCATTGCTGATTGTTGCTGCGTGCTGTCGCGAGACAGCAGCAGTGTTCGCAGCATTGTGGGCATGGTCATTCTGGCCATTGCTGGTGCTCATCGTGCCGACGCTAAGTCATCTGGTGTGCGCTCGAGCAGAGCAGACCAATCATCCTGAATGGGATTGGATTGCGGCGCATCCTTTGCGTGCTGGTATCCAATATCACCTTGGACGTTGGAGAGATGCCAAGCTGCTATTGCTTCCTTGGGGAGCGTGCATCTTTGGTCTTTACGAGCTCAACCTGTGGGTGTGCGTTGTAGTCTTAGTGGCATATGCACAATTGCTGGTAGCGACTGATTCAGTCAGGCTCTATCAGCATGGAGCAGGTCCGGTATTAGCGTTGGCTACAGCCGCGCTCATTCCTGTCCCATGGATTGCAATTGTGTTGCTGTTGCATTGGTTGTGGATCGTCCCACAGGAGCGCATCTAGATGGCAATCACCAATGGTCTGTGTTCACTGTCTGATGTGAAGCAGGCTCTGAATGTTTTTGATTCTGTCGATGATGGCAGGCTCGAGCTCGCTATCGAAGCTGCATCACGCATGATCGAGGCTCAATGCAACAGAAGGTTCTACAAGGATGCCAACGCATCTGCTCGAATCTTCGTAGCACAGACACCAAATCTGGTGTTCTGTGATGACTTCTGGACTGCTACTGGTCTGATCATTCGAACAGATACCGGTATGGATGGCACGTTCAGTCAGACCTGGACGAGCGCGGATTACCAGCTCGAGCCTCTCAACCAGCAGGTTGATGGTCAGTCTTGGACATGGACACAGGTGCGCGCTATCGAAGCCTTGGATTTCCCCATGTTCTATGGGCAGGCTCTAGTGCAGGTGACTGCAAAATGGGGATGGCCAGCTGTGCCTAGTCCTGTGAAGCAGGCTGCGATCATTCAAGCAATCACGATCTTCAAGAGCGTTGAAGCTCCTTTTGGATCTTTGGGTGTGGTCGAGACTGGTGTGCTCAATCTTCGGAAGGGTTTGCATCCGACTGCTGCGCTACTTGTCGCTCCGTACCGGCGCGAACCTGAGCTTGTCGCATGAGCACATCTTCCATTGCTGAGATCAATGATGCGTTGAAGAATGCTCTTGCAACCATTCCAGGTTTGCGAGTCATTGATTACATTCCAGATCAGATTGCTGCGCCGGCTGCATACATCGGCATTGACAACATTGAGTATCACCAGGCTTTTGGTCTTGGTGATGCTGTGCATCAGTATCTGGTGACTGTGGTTGTGGGTCGTGCGAGTGATCGTGCGAGTGAGCGTGCGCTCTTTGAGTATCTTGATTTGACTGGCACGCGCAGTGTGCGCGCTGCGCTCGAGCAGGATAAAACCCTTGGTGGTTTTGTTCAGACTTTGGTTGTAGTGCGCGGTGGCAATATGCAGCCTGTAATCTTTGGTGAAGTCACATACATTTCTATTGACTTCTCAGTGACTGTCCATCCTTAGGAGTTACGATGGCAAGCTACAAGGTGACCAGTGATCGAGAGGTTGCTGGCAAGCAGACTGGTGAGACTGTCTCAGATGACGATCTCATTGGTGCGAATGTCGAAGCCTTGATTGAGGCTGGACACATTCAGAAGATCAAGTCAACCAAGCTCGAGAACCAGGAGCGCGAGTAACCATGGCAAAGATTGTCATCACGAATCCTTCGATCACGATCAATAGCGTTGATCTGAAGGATCACATTGCACAGGTCACGATCAATACGAGCGTGAACGAAATTCAGACGACAGCGTTCGGTTCGACCGCAGTCACTAGGGCTGCCGGATTGCTTGATAGCTCTATTCAGCTGAGTTTCATGCAGGATTATGCTGCAAGCAACGTCGAGCAGACGATCTACCCTCTCATTGGTCAGACGACCACCATTGTGGTCAAGCCTGTTACCGGTACTACCACCAGCACCAATCCTGCGTACAGCATGAGCGTGCTTGTGACGGAATGGTCTCCGATCAATGGTGCTGTTGGGGAGCTCGTTACTGCTGATGTGACCTGGCCCGTTGATGGTCTGATCACCAAGAGCACTGCCTGATCATGCAGAGCTTCCAAGTCAAGGTCACTAAGCAGTCTGGTGAAGCAGCTTCTTACTTGGTTACTCCCAAGACCATTGTTGCTTTCGAGCGTGCTCACAAGATTGGTCTGGCTAAGGCTCTGTCGGAGAACCAGAAGCTCTCCGATATCTACTGGCTAGGTTGGGAGAGTGAGCGCAGCTCTGCAGCTACGACTGGTGATGCTGTGCCGGCGTTCGATGCATGGTTGGACAGCGTTACTAGCGTTGAGCTGGTCGAAGCAGATTCCCCTTTCGTAGAGAATCCTTCAGTTACTTGATTGCTGCAATGTCAGTCGAGACTGGCATTGCACCACAAGACCTGTTGGATTCTCCACCAGGAATGCTCGAAGCAATGTATGACTACATTGTGCAACGCAATCAAGAGATAGCTCGACAGCGTTAGAGCAGAGATCATGCCAGCACCTGTGCGCGGAGAAGGTTCACTCAAGGTCACAGGCTTGCGTGAATTTCGGCGCGAGCTCAGACTTGTCAGAGAGCAGGGTGGGCCGGATGGACAAGCCATGCTCAAGGCTGTGAATTGGCGCGTTGCCGAACATATCCGCGTGCGTGCTATCGCTCGAGCAGCTGGTGTCGGCAAGCAACAGCACAAGGCTGCGCGCACCATGCGTTCAGGTCGTGCTCAGGCTCGAGCAACGCTGACTGGTGGTAACGCTCAGATTCCTTGGTTTGCCGGCGCAGAATTTGGTGCTCTCTACTATCGGCAGTTTCCGTTATGGAAGACTCCTGGTTACGGTAATACTGGTTACTTCCTGTTTCCGACGATGCGCGCGGAGACTCAGAAGATCATCGATATGTATGGTGACGAATTCGAGCGCATTGCTGCGCTCGCATTCCATGATTAGGAATCACAATGGCTAAGACTCGCAGACTTACAGTCGAGATTCTTGGTGACGCACGCGGAGCTCAGAAGGCTTTTGAATCTGTTGAGCGTGCAGGTGATTCCCTAGGTAGCAGGTTTGCTGCTGTCGGCAAGACCCTTGCTCTTGGTCTGACTGCTGCTGCTGCCGGCGCAGCCTATTTCTCGAAGAGCGCAATTGATGCTGCGCTCGAATCGCAACGCGTTGCCAAGCTGACTGATGCAGTCATCGCTTCGACTGGTGGTGTTGCCAATGTCACGCGTGAGCAGGTCTCTGCACTAGCAGACTCTTTGAGTGAGCTCTCTGGTGTGGACGATGAGGTTGTCCAGGGTGCTGCCAATGTGCTGATGACCTTTACCAATGTTCGCAATGAGCTTGGTAAGGGTAATGACATTTTCAACCAGGCTGCTCTTGCTGCTCTGAACCTGTCTGCTGCCATGGGCACAGACCTGCAGAGCGCAACAGTGATGATCGGCAAGGCTCTCCAAGATCCTGCTGATGGTCTGACGAAGCTGACGCGTGCCGGCATCATCTTCACTGATCAGCAGAAGGAACAGATCAAATCTCTGCAAGCATCTGGTGATCTGCTTGGTGCTCAGAAGATCATTCTCGCAGAGCTTGGTACTCAATTTGGTGGTGCTGCTGAAGCAGCTGCCAATCCCATCGAGCGACTCAAGGTGCAGCTAGGCAACCTGCAAGAGAGCCTTGGTGCTGCGCTCCTGCCATTGGCACAGCAGATCATTCCGGTAATCAAGAGCATCATCACTCCATTCGAGCAGATGCTGCTTCCTGTTATCCAGCAGATCATTCCGGCAATGCAACCAATCATTGCGAGCTTTGCTCCAATCCTCGCAGGATTGGGTACTGCAATCAATGTTGCTCTTGGTGCAGTCACACCAGCTCTTGGTCCGATTGGCCAGGTGATGAGCGCGGTGGGTCTCGCTCTGCAGCAGGTGGCTATTGCTGCTGGACCCTTGCTCACTCAGTTTGCTGCAGCCTTTGGTGCGTTGCTCCCACAGATCATTCCTGTGGGTCTCGCATTGATGGATGCGATCCTGCCGGCTATCGGAGCACTGGTACCGGTATTCAATCAGCTCATTCCTGTGGTCATGCAGGTTGGGTCCACCTTGTCTGGTGCTCTGGTCGATGCGATCAATCAGCTTGCACCTGTGTTGCCAGACCTGGCTACGACTCTTGGTGATGTTGCTGTTGCTGTTGGTCAGGATCTCGCAGACGCGTTGACAGCTCTTGCACCTTTGCTGCCGGCATTGGCATCACTCGCAGCTACTGCTGCCAACCTCATTGCTTCCATTCCACCACCATTGCTCACCAAATTGGTTGAAGCTTTCCTGCTGTTCAAGGGTGCGAAGGCTGCTGTTGGTGGTTTCTCGAGCGTGCTTGGAAGCACCAAGACTGGTATCACGAATCTCATCGATCCTCTGAAGAAGGCTGGTGGAAACATCAGCTCGATGAAGTCTGGTTTTCAGACTCTTTCGAATGTTGCTGCGACGCGTGGTCAATCCATCTTTGGTGCGTTGCGTGGTGTGGCCAGTGAGTCGATCAAGAGCAGTAAGGCTTTCGGCATTTTTGCGAAGGCTGGTGGTGCGCTCAAGTCTGTGGGTACATCGATCATTGGAGTGTTTCGCGCACTCACTGCGACGATGCTGGCCAATCCGATCTTCTTGGTCATTGCTGGTGTTGTCGCATTGACTGCTGCACTGATTGTTGCGTACAAGAAGGTTGGTTGGTTTAGAGATGCAGTCGATGCTGTGGGCAGATTCCTGAAGTCAACATTCATTGGTGCTTTCGATCTTGTGAAAGAGAAGGTGATGAGTGTTGTCTCTTGGATTGGTGATCACTGGAAGCTTCTGATCATGCTCTTTACTGGTCCGATTGGACTGGTGGTTGGTTTGATCGTGACGCATTTCGACACCATCAAACGCGTGGTGGTCGGAGTCTTTACCGGCATTTGGGATTTCATCAAGACTGTTTTCTCTGGCATCTTCAATTCGATCCAATGGTATTTGGGTCTGATCATTGGTGTCTGGTCGAAGATGGTCGATGGTCTCAAAGCTGTCATTGGGACTGTCAAGGATGCTGTGGTTGGTGTCTTCTCTGGCATCTTCGATGGTGTGAAGAATGCTTTGCGTACCGCGTGGAATGCTCTGGTTGGTGTGATCAATCCGATCATCAGAAATCTTCGGAACCTTCCTGGTCTTGGTTGGTTGCCGAATGGTCTTCCGCGTTGGGAGAACGATCCTTCTCCTAGCTCTGATCGGACGACCTATCACCAGAATGGTGTGACCAGATTTGCGACTGGTGGCATCGTCACTGCTCCGACGTTGGGTCTGGTTGGTGAGGCTGGACCGGAAGCAATCATTCCTTTGAGCAGGATCTCGAGCCTTGGTAGCCCAAGCTCGATCACGATCAATGTGAATGCATCACCTTTGTCCAGTCCTGCTGACATTGGTGCTGCTGTGGTCGATGCTCTTGCTGCGTACCAACGTCGGAACGGACCTTTGCAGATCAAGGTTGCTTGATGCCGATAAGCATTCCGACAGTAAAGGTCGAAGTCGCATTTGCTAACAGTGCGCTCGAGACTGGCACGCTCACCTGGACGGATATCACCAGTTACACCAGGTCAGGTTCCTTGCGCGTTGGTCGAACCAATGAGCTCGAGGATTTCTCTACCGGTACCCTCAACCTGGTGCTCGACAACAGAGCTCGTACCTTCGATCCTTTCTATGCGTCCAGCATCAGTCCTACTGGATTGAAAGCTCGAAGACTCATCAGGCTCACTGCCACCTACAACAGTGTGACCTACGCTCTGTTCAAAGGTCACGTTGCAGGTTGGCCACTAGCACCACAGGTCGATGGAGACAGCACCACCAACATCGAAGCCTACGATGGTCTGGCATACCTTGCTGCAGTCGATCTGCCGGCAGACTTCTACAGTTACACAGTCACAACCATTGCGAGCGCAAACCTGCTTGCATGGTGGCCACTAGGCACAACAGATGTGCTCGTCGCAGACAAGGAAGACACCTACACCTTCACCAATACGACTGCGACTCCCAAGACTGGTAGCGCACCAAGCAATTGGTTGACTGGATCTAGTCAAACATATGATGGCACCTACGGTGCCATTGGATCTGCTGTCAATACTACTAGTGCATTCACTGTCAGCTTTTTCTTCAAGACCAATACTGCTGGCCCATCTGGTGGATTCAATCCGATCCTGGCTAGCGCAGACTCGACCAATCCTGCGTGCATTGGGATCGATGAATTGGGACGACTCGCATACCGGCGAGGCTCGAGCAACACAGGTCACTCAGGCTTTCGAGCTGACGATGATCTCTGGCATCACGCAGTAGTCAGTTACGCAGGTTCAGGTGCCATCAAAATCTATGTGGATGGTGTCCTGCTCTCGACCGGTAACACTACCGGTACAGGTGGTGACGCAAATGGATGGCAGCTCATTGCCATTGCCAATGGCACCACCACAGATAGTGGTTACTACACAGGTGATCTAGCGCACATCAGCATCTGGAATACAGAGCTGACAGCAGCACAGGTCGAGCAGCTCGCAGCAGCAGGTTTGCGCGGCGTGCCATCGACCGGTACGACCACCACAGACTGGATCACGCAGGTCTTGAACGCTGCCGGCTGGCCAACAGCATGGCGCGAGAAGACAGACGGAACCACCAGTGCGCTCGATACCGGTACCGTTCAACCTGGTGGCATGAAATGGGGAACGTCTGCGCTCAGTGTGCTGCAAGCTCTTGCGCGCACAGAAGGTGGACGCATCTTTGTCAATGGGTCTGGCAACGTCATGTTCCTGAACAGAACCAATGACTTCACAGCAACCAGATCCACTACCAGTCAAGCTACCTACAGTGATAGTGGTGTTGCCGGCACAGTCAGATTCTCGAGCGTTGGTGGCATCACCTATTCCGACGAATTCCTAGCCAACCAGGTGACTGTGACCACCAGTCAAGGTGCAGCATTTGTCGCATCCGATACGACGAGTCAGACGACCTATGGCATTCGAGCTCGTCAGATTGAGACCCTGCTCGACTCGCAGAGCGACGCACAAACCTATGCGTCCATTCATGTGCAGCAATACGCTGAACCAATCTTGCGTATCAAAGATTGGATGGTGATTCCACAACGCGACCCAAGCACTAGTTATCCGAAGGTATTGGGCGCGAAGTTGGCAGATAGAATCACCTTCGAGCTCCAACCCAATAGGATTGGAACGCGTATCTCACAGCAGATGATTGTTGAGCAGATCGCACATACCTTCACACCAGAAACCTGGAACACTACCTTTACTGGCAGTCCAGCAATTCAACCTTGGTTGCTCGAGGATGCAACCTATGGATTGCTTGGACAGACAACCATCCTTGGATGATGACCAATGGCTAAATGGACCCTCGCTACCAGTCGCTCGAGCGGCTATAGGGTGACTGCGACGGATTACAACCTGTTGATCGATAACAGCAATTGGTTTGGGTCCGGTACTGCCAATGTTGGTAGGTGCTCTGTTGGAGCTACGAGCACAGCTACCACCACCATTGGTGCTGCCAGCTGGACGTTGATGACCTTTCCCACAGAGGATTGGGATACCGCGTCCATGCATTCACTCACAACCAATACCAGCAGGCTGACTATTCCGACTGATGGTGATGGTCTCTATCTCATTACTGGTCATGTGACGATGGCCAATGTGAATCAGGCTGATGCTGCACAGATAATGATCAGGAAGAATTCTGCTGGTGATTACAACACTGGCACGATGATTGCACAGCAAAGCAACATGATGAGTGAGACAGGTTTCATTCTCACTGGTCTCTCGATCACCACAATGTGCAAACTGGTTGCAGGTGACTACATTGAAATGTTCATTCGGCAAGATCACTCTGCCGGCGTCGCGCTCACTGGCACGACCTGCACACACAGATTCTCTGCCATCTGGCAATCAGCATGATCGATGGGCATCTTGGATTGGACGAGCAATCAAACGCTCGCAGATGAAGCACTACTGATCACAGCAATAGCTGGATTCATTGGGACCCTTACCGGCATTTGGTTTCAAGCTCGACGCACCAAGAAAACAGTCGAGCGCATCGATAGCAATCTGAACCATCTTGATGAACCTGTCAGCATCGAAGGTCCGACGCTAGGTCAACGTATCAAGAAGATCGATGAACGCGTCGACGGGCTCGAGCACAAGATCGATGGACTGCACACAGATGTGCGCGCTCTATCCAACGCAATGCTCACTCACATCAGTGACGAATCACAACGCAGCCTGTTCCTAGAGCAAAAGGTTCGAGAGCTCGACCGGCGCAAAGATTGGAATATTGATGGCCAGCAGCAAGATCACGCTGACTGATTACGCAGCAAAGATCGGAAAGAATGCACCAGGATCACAAGCCTGGTTGCCATCGATCAAAGAATGGCCAGAGATCCTCGAGGCTTGGCAATCCGGAGCTGTCGATCAATCACAAATCAGATGCTATCTGATTGATATCTGTGGTTATTCAGCAGAGCAAGCAACGCGTGCACGCATTGCATACCTAACCAAACAGTATCCGCGGACGCGTCGTGCCTAACCAGAAACCCTCACTGACAGAATTTGCAGCTGCAGCAGATCAGATCATCGAGCTGCAACAGACCTGCCGGCGACTCTCACAACAGCTTGCTCGAGAGAAAGCACGCACAGAGCAGCTGGTCGATGCTGTCTATGTGGCAGCACATGATGCTGCGCTCTCCCAAGGAAGACCCAAACTGACTGCGCCGAAACGTGATCGGCGCACCAGCTCCCACCAGGTTGCGCTCCTGCACACCACAGACTGGCAGGTTGGCAAAAGAGCAGCAGACTATGGAGTCGAGATCGCACAAGCACGACTCGAGAAACTGGCAGCAAAGGTGCTGCACATTGTTGATGTGCAGCGTTCAGCACAACCTGTCAATGAATGTGTGGTGCTGCTAGGTGGTGACATGGTGGAGGGTATTGGCATCTTTCCTGGTCAAGCCTATGAGCTCGATGCTCTCCTGTACGAGCAGCTCTTTGCAGTAGCCAACATGATTGAGCAGCTGATCAGCACACTGCTCGAAGCCTTCACATCCGTCACAGTGTGGGATATCCATGGGAACCATGGCAGGTTGGGCCGGCGCGGAGAGAACCCGCGCAATGACAACATCGACCGAATTGCGTACAGGATTGCAGCAGACAGGCTCGCACACAATCAGAGACTCACTTGGCATCACGCAGACACCTGGCATCAGATCGTAGAGATCGGTACCTATCGAGCTCTGTTGATCCATGGAGACCAGATCAACGCATGGGGCGGCAATCTGCCGGCATACGGAATCCTTCGCAAAGTCAACGCATGGGCAGCTGGTGTCCTACCACAATTCAGAGACACCTACATTGGACATTTCCACACCCATCAAACATTGTCAGGTGCTGACGGAAGACAGGTCTTCATGTCAGGCTCACCAGAATCCTCGAACGAATTCGCTCGAGAATTCGTCGCGGCTACTGGCACACCTTCGCAACGTCTGCATTTCATCGATCCTGTCAAGGGACGAGTGACCAGTGAATGGAAGCTCGATCTTGCCTAACGAATCAGAGCAACCAATTGAAGATCAGAGCTCGAGCTTTCCAGATATCAGAGTCATCTCTGTTATCTACGATGCCGAAGGTGACCTGCTCAAAGTCTCACATGATGATGATCTCATTGGACCCTTTGAGGCTCTAGGGCTATTGGTCACTGGCACCTTCAAACAGATGCTCTATTGCGCTGACATTGATGATGTGCTGCATGATGAAGATGACGAGTCTGACGAATGATCAGATGCCAAGACTGCAATACACTAGTGAGTCTGTCCGGTGCGCTCTGCACAAATTGTGGAGCCTTACTGAAGGAACAAACCCAATATGTTTTCGAAGCTCTTGGTCGAGAGGATGATTCGATCCTTCCTGGCAGCTGCCGGCGCAACCCTTCTGGCAGGTCTGCAGAATCCTGACCTTTCAACGCAAGCTGTGAAGGCTCTTGCTGTGGCCACCATTGCTAGTGGTATCAGCGCGTGCATCACGCTCGTCACGCAATTGGTTGGGGATCCTGATTCGACCAGCTTCCTGAAGATCAAGGTTGAAGATGCAGCACGCTGATTCACAGGTTTCCTGTGAGACTCACCTGCAGATCATCAAAGCAGACGGTAATGTGATTGATCTTGGCAAGGTCGATGCGACCCATGAGCACAACCACAAACTGCTCGAGCGACTGATGGCATTCGTCACCAGCTCACAGGAGAAGGAATAACAATGGCAGTAGGCAATTACTACACTGGTATGGCCATTACCACCAACAGGATTACTGGTGCTGGTACTGAACCTCTCTATGGTCAGATGGCTACCGGTACTGGTGCAACCAGCTCGAGCACCAGCATGAACACTCCTACTGCTGAAGCACGCGTTGCTGGCACCAGCAGCCGCGTGACTACGACTGTCACCAATGACACCTACCAGGTTGTGTTCACCATTACGAGCGCGAGCGCACAGACCATTCAGCAGGTTGCGCTGTGGGATTCTGCTGGTACTGGTAGTCCTGCGACTGGTGGCAATATGTTCTTCATCAGTGAATTTGCTGGTATTGCGTTGAGCTCTGGTGACTCTCTCACTGCAACTTGCAAGGTCAAGTTTTCCTGATGCATAGCACGCTCATTCATGTGAACATGATTGAGATTGAAGGTGCGCGGCAACCTACGCTCCTGCTTCCTGGCATCGAAAACTTTGTTGCATTGCGCGCAGTCGATGTGTATTGCTCGAGCCTCGATGGGGAACCAATCAGACAAGACCCTGTTGGTTTCATCGCGCAGATCGTGCGCGACTGCGGAAGCATTGCTGTTGTCGAGCTGCAGATCAATGATCTCTATTGGGAATTGATCACTGGCAGTTTCTCGAATGATCGACCCATGATTACTGCAACCACTATCGATGACTTCAAATTGGTGGTTCAGGCTCGACGCACGACCCTGCTTGGGCAATGCGCCGGCACACAGTTAGCTGCAGCCTGCTCAAATAATGATGTGCCGAACCTGGCACACGCGCTGTTCCTTGATCTCACCAGCCTTGGAGCACCTGACCTGCTCGTCACATCAATCCAGAATTGGATGATTGCTCGAGCGAATGGTGACCTGTCTGCGACTTTCCCTAGCGTATTCGGATCGGATTACTCCAACCTCGATCACGCGCAATTGAGCGCGTTTCGTGATGCTTGGAATGCTGCTCTCGAAACGGATGTGCTCAAGATCACTGCTCGACTGTGGGAGCTGTATCGAATGCAGCTACTGTCGAATGCGCTCTGACCATGGGTGTTATTTGTACTAACACCTTTCCAGGTACCGGTAGTGCATGGACTGCTGCTGCCAATAACAGCAGTGACGGTAGTGCTTGGACACAAACCGTAGGTTCATTCACTGCATGGACGAGCATTTCGACCACAGCTTCTGGCAATGTTGGCACCTTCACAGGAACAGGTGCAGGAGCTGGTAGTGGTGCTGCCTATCGAACAGGTGCGAGCTCACCTAACGATGCAATGACTACAGCTGTCATCTCGCTTTCAAATGGATGGGGAAGTACCAGCAACAAATTTGGTGTTATCACCAACAAAACTACGACGACCGTAGCCACCTTTTATTATGCATATCTAGACAAATGGACGTACAAATCCACAACCAATTACGGATTGGTTATTGCTAGATACAGTGGTGGTACACCAACATTGCTATTGCAACCTATCGATGGGAATGTGACTGGTGTTGGAGGCTCAACATCAAAATGGGTTGTGCAGCTGCGTTCAATACGAGTCGATGGTGGTGCAAGTATCTTGCTTCAAGCTCGAGCTTGGAAAGGTACTAATCCTGCAACACCACCTTCTGGTGCAGATTGGGTGCAGTCAGGTTTGCAATCTGGTACTGACTATGTGACTGCTGCAGTAACGGATTCATCACCATTGGCAGCAGGTCGCGGTGGTCTCTTTGCATACAGTGCTGGTACTGCAATGACTGCTACAGCAGAGCAATTCGAATTCCGTTCGATGAGCGCAACCAGTATCAGTGCTACTGCGACCGGTACAGCAACAGTCACTACAACGCGTCAACGCATTACGACTATCCTGGCAAACGCGTCAGGTACTGCTAGCAGCGCGTTCACAAAAACACGCGCAATCACACAGACTGCCATTGCTACCGGTACTGCGAGCCTCACCAAGAATGTTGCGCTCATCCGTAGTGGATTGAGCGTGACAACCAGCAGTATCAGCAAGCTTGTCAGCATTGTGCGCTCGAGCATTGCTACCGGTACTGCTACCGGTAGCGCACAGAAACTGCTTGCACAACCAGTCAAGACCTTGCAGCTAGCCTGCAGAAGCACGATCAAACTGGTCATCGATAGCAAGGTTGCATTGCGCGTCCGATCTACAATGAAGCTTCCGAAGGAATGACGATGCAAACCATCTCTTACGTTGCAGGTGCGTCACTGCCGGCACTACAGATCCAGCTCATCGATGACAGCAATGCGCTCATCGATCTCACAGGCTTCACTGCCACAGTCAAACTTGGTCTCGACACCAGCACGACTGCGCTGACCAAGACCACAGGTCTGACCTGTACTGCTGCCGGTATCCAGATTGCTTGGAGCTCTACGGATCTCGATGATCTGGCACCTGGTAACTACATTGCCGAAGTCAATGCGACGGATGGAACGCACGCATATATCCGTCACTTCAATGTGACCATCGAAGGTGCTCTAGCGTGATCATTCTTCCGCGCAGCTCATGGAACGCAGCACCATCAAAATGCATACCCAATCCTTGGGCAGCTGGTGGACCGAAGGATCTAGTCATCCATTGGGTAGGCGGGTCTGGCAGTCTCCGACTCGATGACCATGCCAAATGTCCAGCAGCAATCAAGCAGATTCAGACCTACGAAGTCTCACAAAATTACTGCGATATTGCATATAGCCTCCTGTGCTGTCCCCATGGATCTGTGTACGAAGGTCGCGGTCTGCAATATCAGAGCGCTGCCAATGGGCCGGCAACCAATAGCACCAAACCTTCTTTGTGTCTCCTGCTCAACCAGCAGGATCACATGACTGCAGAAATGCAGAAGTCAATTCGACTCTTGCGAGCGTTCCACACACCAGGTCAGCTCTATGGTCATCGAGAAGTCAACAGCACCAGCTGTCCAGGTGATGAAGTATTTGCATGGATCATTGCAGAACGTCAGCCGCGTCCACCTGCACCTGGTCCCATCCAGATCGGAGACTATGAAATGAAGCTCATGCGCGGAGACAAGACCAATGAAGTCTGGTTGGTCACTGGTGGTCTCAAGACCCACATCACTGCAGCCTCATATGGTGCATGGAAGCTCTGGTTGGTAGCCAACGTGCCAGGAGCCTGCGACCCCAAGACCAATGCAGAATGGGTCGTGCCACAGGTTATGATCGATGACCTGACCAACACTGCACGCTGATTTGCGCTCAGACTGCTAGCATCTCGAGCGCGCAAAGGCTCCGACCCACCTAGCCTCATGGGTCGGAGCCTTTCGCGCGCAGACTGGTACCAGCTACTGCGCTCGAGCAGTCAGGTTCGCTACCGTCTGGTAGGAGCAGCCTGCTGCTCGAGCAATGCTGCGAAGACTCATGCCGGCGGCGCGTGCTTCCAGCATCAGCTTCAACATCTTGTGCTCGACTGAAGCCTGCAGCTCTCGAGCCTCAGACAATTGGTCGAGCAGGTGGTGCTGATCGTCACTGGTCATCGTTCGACTGCTCCTGTTCTGCTCGAGCCTGCTTCCATTTGGCATCGAGCTTGGTGATCAATGCTGAATACTCATTGATGTTCATGGGCAGGTCTCGCAGCACACTGACTGTGGCATCCCACAGACGATCATCAAGGTCTTGCATTGCACGTTGATGCTGGTCTGCTGCTTTGCGCCGGCGCACGATCTCATCATGAGCTGACCATGCAGTAGCTTCGAAGCCTCCCCAACCCTCTGCAATGCACAGATCGATCCAATGCTGCAGATGATCAAGGTTCACATCTGCGTGATGGTTCTGGCCGTCACTGGTCATTGAGCAGAGCCTGTCTTCCTGGTGCCGAACATTTCCGGGCGCACCAGATTGTGCCGACGCTCAACCAACGTCCATGCACCATTGAGCCTGTCGATCATGCTCTGATGCTCGAGCCTGGTCAGGTGACCAAGCTGGACTGCTTTGCTCATCTGACGACTGACCACATTCCACAGGTCGTCGGAGAGCTCGCACAGTTTCTGCATCTCGCTCTCATCACGCGGCTGCAACATCATCCTCTCAAGCCTCCCCATTGCGAACGCGTCGCACGATCTCATCGAACATTTCAGGATCACAGTCTCTGACGTACCGTCCCAATTTGACATTGGTGGTGTATCCGTCAGCCTTCAGACTGTCGCACAGGTCAGGATCCACCTGCTGGAAGTATTCTCCGACCAATGCCAGATTGCTCTTGGCCATGAGTCAAGCCTCCTGCGTCTGGTGGGTGCTGGCAGCCTCGAGAGCAGCCTCCATGGTCTTGAAGCATCCGACCACGTTGGGTCGGATGAGACCACCTTCCAGCAGGAGGATCATCGTGAAGCCTTGAGCCTCATCGATGTGCATACCGTTCGAGAGCTGGTGCATCTTCGAGCGGCTGACTGCTGACTTCCAGCTGCGAGTGATGGTGACCTGCATTTTGGAGCCTCCTGCCGGCTGGCATCTCCTGCCGACAAAGACATTGAATCACCACCCACCAGCCTTGTCAAGTCTTTTGTCGGATGGGTGGGAAATCCAGCACCAGCCTGCCAAATCCGACCATCCACCAAGCCTCACACCCAATGCGCTATGGTCCCAATCCCATACCCAAGCAGCCTCAGGAGGCTCACACATGGCACAGGAAGACCAGCACCTGGTGCGACTCGCAGCAGTCGCAAAGCAGCTCAAGCAGATCACCAGTCGAGACTGGAACCACAATGACCTGCTCGAGCTCCTGCACGACCACCACATCGAGATCCTCACCAAGCGGGGACGCAAGCACCCTGAGTATCTCTCCGACGCAATCCACCAGCACGATGCAGACGCACTCTGCGACAAGCTCACTGCAGAGCAGTCGCGAGACTGACCATGAACCAGAGCATCTACCAGCCGCATGGCAAAGAAGAATTGCTGATCGGCTCTGCCATCATGCTCCAACAGCAGCTCAACAAAGCAGACACAGCACCAGATGTTGATGCGCGCTACATCGTCGGATACATCGATGCCATCTGCTACGCAACAGCAGTCACAGACCCATGGTCACAAGACCCTGCAGACCTACGACTGTTCAGGAAGAACCTGCACGCCGGAACCATTCGAGCACGCAGGAGCGCAATGCTGGAATATGTGCGAACCGTCGCAGCAGCATTGGACAGTGAAGGTAAGCAGGTCGAGATCATCCAAAGCATCGACTGAGAGAGGCTCTCATGCTCAAGCATTTCCGACAGGAATGGTCACTGCTCACTCGTAGCCAGCAACAGATGCTCAAGGATGCAATGGTGCTCCTGCCGATCTGGATCGGCATCATCGTCGCACCTGGTGCCATCGACCGACTGCTCACACACCTTGGTATCTGACCATGAGTAAGACACCGCGTGGAAGCTCGAGCTCGAGCATCAAGCAGCCCAATCTCTATGCGCTCCACCAGCAAGAGGTTGCAGCAACCATCCGCGAGCGTGATGCAGAGATCAAACAGAATGGTCCCATCACGACTCGTACCGCGTTCGGCCTCTGGCAATTCGGACCAGGTGGAACATCGAGCACGACCTACGATGTGCCACCTTGCCAGATTGCATCCAAACAGAAATACCGGCGCGCATGATCGTGCGCGGCATCGTCATCACCTATGCCATCAGCATCGGATGGTTACCGGTATTTGTCCTATCCGTCTGCAGAAAGACTGACCATGCTGAAACAGATCCTGCTCTGCTCGCTCCTGTTATCCACCTGCACACTCGCAGACCAACAGGAACGAACCAGGATCACCAGCACCAGCTCGAGCACCATCTCGAGCACCAGCACCACTAGCTCGAGCACCACAACGTCGAGCACCACCAGCACCACAACCTCGAGCACCACAACCACCACAACCAGCGTTGTCGGCAACACACCAGAATGTGTGCTCGCTCCCATCATTCGACAGCATTTCGACCCATATGGTGAGAGCGAATGGGCAATCAGAATTGCCTACCGTGAAAGCAGGTGCCAACCAGATGCACGCTCAAGCACGAATTGTCTTGGAGTGTTTCAGGTCTGCAGCCCACTACATGACCAAATCTATCGAAACCTTGGTTTGGACCCTGCAAACTGGTTCGATCCAGAAACCAATATCAAGGTCGCAGCAGAGCTCTACCGGCGCGCCGG